TACAGGAACTGCAACAGTAACTAAAGTAGATTTTGCAAGTGGCGTAGCATCTGATATTGATATTTTACATTACCATATTAGTGAGTACTTCCGTATTCAACCTAAAGGTAAATTGTATGTTTCAATTCAAGCTACTGCGGACGTTGCTACATGGTCAAAAGTAACTACTTTACAAAACTATGCACAGGGAGATATTAAGCAATTAGGAGTTTACCAAAAATCAACTGCTTTTGCAACATCTCAAGTAACTAGCTTACAAGCTGTATTAACAACTTTAGAAGGATTACATAAACCTATTAGCTCGTTAATTTACCAACCTGATTTTAGTGCAGTTAGTGATTTAACTACATTATCAGATTTAAAAGCATTAAGCGGTAAAAATATTTCTGTAACTATTGGACAAGATGGCGCAAATGTAGGTTATCAATTATGGAGAGCTACTACTAAAAGTATTGGATGTGTTGGCACTACTTTAGGTGCTGTATCCTTAGCAAAAGTAAACGAAAGTATCCGATGGATTGCTAAATTTAATATGGCATCTGATGAGTATGATACTTTAGCATTTGCTAATGGAGATTTCTATACTGATTTATCTGATGGTACTATTTCAGGTATTGACACAATAGGTTATATTTACTTGAAAAAAGAAATAGGTATTGTAGGCTCTTACCACAACAGACCACACACAGCTATTGCCTTAACAAGTGATTACACTTTCATTTACAACAACAGAACTATTGATAAGGCTGTACGTGGTATGAGAAGTTTCTTATTACCTCAATTATCTAGTCCTGTAAAAGTAAATGCTAATGGAACTTTAACAGAGGACATTATTGCATACTTTGAAACTCTTTGCGCTCGTGCTTTAGAAGTAATGGAACGAGATAATGAGTTAAGTGCTTTTGATGTTGTTATAGACCCTACACAAAACGTTTTATCAACAAATACATTAACCATTGCAGTTAAGTTAGTACCTATTGGAGTAGCTGATACTATTGAGGTTAATGTAGGTTTTGCATTATCAATTTAAAATAAAATAATAAGACATGGCATACCCTTTAACACCGTTAATTAACGGCAAATCTTACGAGTGGGCAGATATAATTGTAAACATCTTAGGTGTTCCAGTTATAGGCATCACTGCTATTGATTATGAAGAAAAACAAGGAATGGAAAACATTTACGGAGCTGGTCGCTTTCCTGTATCTCGTGGATATGGGAAAGTAGAACCAACCGCTAAAATGACTATATTGATGGAGGAATTAGAGAATATTCAAAGTGTAGCTCCTAATGGGCGTTTACAAGATATTCCTGAGTTTGATATTTCTATAGTGTATTTAGATATCGCAAATTCTACACGTGTTCATAAATTACGTAATGTTAGATTTATGAATAACAATAGACGTTCCTCGAGTGGAGATACTTCTATTCCTGTAGAAATAGATTTAGTACTTTCTCATATTGAATGGTAAAAATTCAAACTAATTTTGTATATTTGCATAACTTAATTAATCGTTATGAAAAATAAACAAGATTTAGAAAATGAATTAGCAACATTAAAACAAAAATATAATGTTGTGAGAATCCTTGAGGTTTACTTAGATACAGATGATGAAACGAAAGTTGCTACTCTGTATTTAAGAAAACCCGATAAAACTACTAGAAACATGGTAAATGATTTAGTAGGTAAAAACAAAACAGACAAAGCGATTGAGGCTTGTTTGAAACAATTATACATCGGTGGAGATGCTTTAGAATTAGTATTAAATAATGATGATGCTATAGCAAGTGCCGAAAGTGGAGTTGTAGAATTATTAGCGGTTCAAAGAGCTAATTTAAAAAAAAATTAGAGGCTTATAAACTAAAGATAGAAGCGGATGAGATAGCAAAAAATGATGCACTTATCCGCTTTTATTATAAAGTAGAGCCTGAAAAATTATCTGATTCCAAATGGTGTAAATTAGTTTGTGAATTAGAATATTGTTTAGAATATAACGGAACGAGAGTAAAAGCAAATGAGCAGCAATAAACTAGAATATGTATTAAGCCTAAAAGACCAGTTTAGTAAAGGTTTAAAAGGTGCAGCGAATGAAACTGCCAAGCTTGATAGCAAAATGAATGCTATGCAAAGTGGAATAGGTAAGATAGGAGGTTTAATTGCAGGTGCTTTTGCTGTAGATAAAATAATAGAATTTGGTAAGGCTGTTTTTGACTCATTAGATAATTACCAAAAATTTCACGCATCATTAAAAACAATGTTGCATGGTAATGAATACGCTGCAAAAGGTTTAGAAGCTCAATTAGTTAGTTTAGCAAAGACTACACCATTTGAGTTAAAAGAGGTTCAGGATGCAACAAAACAATTATTAGCTTACGGGTTTAAAGCAGGAGAAGTAGTTGATACTATGCGTACATTGGGAGATGTATCCGCTGGTATTGGTGCGCCTGTAGGGGATATTGCTTATTTATACGGTACTTTAAAAACGAGTGGACGTGTAACATTAACAGATTTAAAACAATTTGCAGGTCGTGGTATTCCTATTTACGAAACATTAGCTAAACGTTTAAAAGTAACTACTGCTGCTATTGGAGAAATGGTATCAGATGGTAAAATTGGGTTTAAAGATATTGAGGGCGCTTTTAAAGATATGACAAAAGCAGGGGGTCAATTCTTTAACTTAATGGAAGACCAATCGAAAACTGTAGGAGGTCAATTTAGCAACTTATCTGATACGTGGGAACAAATTAAAGTTAACATAGGTAAATCTCAAACTGGGATTATTTCAGGTACTTTAAACTTTTTGAGTCAAATGGCTACGATAGTTAACAATAAGTTATCTGCTAGTAATTTTATGTCGGAGGCTTTCCAAAAAAATGGAGTAGGTCAATTTGGTACAATAGATAGATTATATTCTAGTTTGCCAATGGTAGGGAATGCTTTATCAGGCGGATATAATAAAGCTCATGAAGAGGCTATGTATGTTGAGTCTTTGATTCAGGGAACTAAAGACATGAAAACCGCTGCTTATAACTTACAGTTATTAAGTGCAGGGTTAAGAGCTATTGATAGGGATTTTAGAAGTGGAAAAATGTCTACGCAAGAAATGCAAAATTTAGTAGCTATACGTAAGGAGGGGATAAAAATGATTGAGGGACAAATGAAAAATATGATGTCCACAAAACAAGGTAATGAAAAAGGTTTAGGTGCTGAAGATGCAATAACAGAAAAAGCAGGAAAACAAACTAAATCATTAGGCACGGGTGTTGAAGTGTCCGCAAATAGACCACAAGCATTAACTATTAATATTAATAAATTAATTGAGGATTTTACAGTAAGTACAAATAATATGACTGAGGGGGTTGCAAAAGTTAGAGAAATGGTAACAAAGGTATTGTTAGAGGCAGTAAATGATGCGAATTTAGCTATAAGATAATGAATAAACAATTTATACTACCAAAACTAACGACTATAGAAGGTCAAGCTAAACTAATAGCTAAAGGCTATGGATTGGGTTTAATTAAGCCTTTATTTTATAATGTAGATGTTGACAAGGCATCAAGGGAACAGATAAACCTAGCTAAAAAAGAATCATTAAAAAAATCGTATTTTGGATTACCTGTATTTGGTAACTTTCAAATATTACCTGTTAGTTATATTGATGATTTAGGTAATACAATTAATATAGTTGACACATTAGATATTGAGATAGCTCTATTTGAGATTAACCAATCTAAAAACATTGTAAAGACAGAAATTGCAGGGGCTAATACAGGAACTGTAAAAGAGTACATAGGTTTATCTGATTATCAAATAAATATTAAGGGTTGTATAGTTGATAATTTAGCAGATGGTAGTTTTGAACAACAAATAAAATTATTAGTTGATTACTGTGAAGCTCCAATACAGTTAAATGTAACAGGAGATTTTTTAGATTACTTTAATGTTAAAACATTAGTAATTGAAAACTATAAGTTATCACAACGTGAGGGTGTTTTGAATTTAGTTGATTACGAGTTAAGCTGTGTGAGTGATAGCCCTTTCCAATTAACTTATACAACAAATACAAAGAAAGTAGCTAAAGCATATTCAGGTGTACCTAAATTCTTAGGATAATGTTAAAAGTAGAAGTAAAAGTATCTATATTTAAAAATGATGGCACTAGCGTAGTGTTTGATTCTGTAAATGGAATTAAAACAGATGAAAGCTATGAGCATTTAACAGATACGGCAAAGGTTACTATTCCAAATAAAATAACAAACAATGGATTGAATTTATTTACAGGAACTAATCCTGTATTTAAACGTGGGGATAGAATTAAAATTGAGGCAGGTTATGATAATTATTTGCGTACTATTTTTGAGGGCTACATATCAAAAGTAAATGCACGTTTACCAGTTATGTTAGAATGTGAGGATATGATGTATTTATTAAAACAATACACAGTAAGTTATCCAAGTAAAAAGTGGGAGATTGAACGGGATGCAAAAGGTAGATTTACTAAACGTCCTAAAATAACTAGCGAAAAAATTACTTTAAAACAATTACTGGACCATATAATTGTTGATGATATTGATTATGATTTGATTGATGGAGATATGGGATTAGGGCAATTTAGAGTTAATAATGCCACACCTGCAATGGTATTAGATAAACTAAAAAGTGAATATGGTTTATATTCTTATTTTGAAGATGGGATATTGCACGTTGGATTTGCTAATAATGCTAGTAGTACCTATGAGGCTGAGTATAGAATGGAACAAGTCGTAATTAACTCAAATGATTTAGAGTATCAATTAGAAGACACTTTAAAATATAAGGTTAGAGCTGTGAGTATGGATGATAATAATGTGAAAACAGAAATAACTTACGGAGATGAAGATGGGCAGAAAACCGATTTACATTTTTATAAACTTAGTGAGGCTGATTTAAAAAAAGCAGCTGAAAAATGGTTAGAAGAACATAAATACACAGGCTTTGTAGGAGAATTAGAAACATTTGGAGAACCTTATTTAAGGCATGGAGATAGAGCTAAAATAACTAGCGTAAAGTTACCTGAAAGGAATGGAACTTATTTAATTAAAGGAGTTAAACGTAGTTTAGGAATGGATGGTTATAGGCAAATATTTAAACTAGGCATTAAAATATTATGAGTAAAAACGAGATAGTTGATGCTATACGTAAAATAGCAAATCCAAATATTACGCCTTATTCAATCGTTTGCACTATTGATAGTGTAGACTTGACAGATAACACTTGTTATTGTGTGCCTATTAATGGAGATGCTGATATTCAAAAGGTACGTTTAATGGCAGAAAATACAAAAGGCTTTTTAATCATACCAAAAGTTGATAGTACTGTTTTAGTGTCATTTATAAGTGATTCAATGGCTTATGTATCAATGTTTAGTGAAGTTGATGAAATACATTTAAACGGAGATAATTATGATGGTTTAGTTAAAATAAATGATTTAGTTGATAAATTAAATGCTTTAGAAAATAAAGTCAATACTATTATAAATACTTTTAATACTCATACACACGTAGCAAGTTCATTAGGCAGCCCTACAACAGTACCACCTAGTTTAATAGTAGGTACTTTAACTCCAACAATAAAAACAGATTTAGAAAATATAACAATAAAACAAGGCAATGGCGAATAAAAATAAAAGATTTCCTTTCGGGGATTGGGATAACATTTTATATGT